CATTATTTTTAAGGAACATAATCCATATTTATTATAACTTTTAAGGAATTACCTCTTGCTATTCCGTTTTTGAATATCATTTAAATCCTTGTTTCGGTATCTTAAACCCAGGCTTTGTGATTTCGTGATAGTAATCCCGTAAATTGTCAATTCTCCGGCATAGTTGACTTTTCATTACTTCAAGCTGCTCGATAAGATCTTTGTTTTCATCCTCAATCCGCTTAACCTCCTTATCGTACTCGGTAACAAGTTTAGCCAAATCAGTAGCCTTTTTAAATATACGCTCGGAGTCGGTTACCTCTCTCATCCTAGTTGTATTTTTGTAATTGTTACTTGAGGTTGCTTGTTATGCAATACTTTTATAGATATTTTAAGCATCCCTATTGGGCTTTCTGCTCTGCCTTTATGCTCGAAGTAGTTTGTATTTCCGTCTTTATACGTGTAAAGAAAACACCCGGTTAAACCCCAATACTTCATTCTTTTTCTTAATGTGTTATTTTGATTTAACCCTGTTATTTTTTGCTGATGGTCATCTAGCAAATGAACATGACCCATTAAGTTAATATCTGCTTCAATGCCCCTGGTTATATCGTGGACTTTATTAATTCCATAACCTTCTCGCATACCTCCACCGCCATCACCATGATTGCAGTAAATAACAAGTGAACCTAACTGAGCATTATCCATATCGTTAGTTGCTTCTCCTCTTTTATGTTTTTTTATCTTTGTATTAGAAATAAAACGAAGTTTAATAAACCCAGTATATCCCAATCTTGGAGGCTGTTTGCCAATTTCAAAAAACGAAGTAGTAAACATTTCTGCAAAATGCTTAAATACGTTGTTTGAATTATGCTTTGAAAAGGCCTCTTCATGATTTCCTGTAAGCAAGCACAAGCATTTATCTTGAATCGGTTTAAGATTTTCATAAACAAACTCCATCTGCTTGTATGGCAAATCTTTTAAATCAGAAATCTTGTATTTTTCATCAATAGAAGTTGGGTCAAATCGTTTTAAATCGCTTGGTGTTATGGCCTCGATATAGTCACCCATACCAATCCAACATCCGTTAGTGTCGTTTTTAATAATCTTAACCGCTTCTTTTAGCTCTTCTTCAGCGTGGTTTGCATTTCCTTCGTGAATATCTCCGATGGTGTAAATATTAAGTATTTCACCTTCTTTTTTAAAAATGTCTTTCTTAATTATCTCCATACTTTACGTATTAGTTAGTATTATTTGCTTTTGGTTGAGGCTAAACCTTATATTTCGGGAATTGCCTTGAGTAAACTTGCTTTTGCTGCTTTTTATAAACATTACTTTCTTTTGTCATAACCTTCTTTTCAGATTTCAAAACCTTGTTTTTATCTGATTTGTAGATTTTCTTTTCACTCATCGTTTTACTTGTTTTATGAAGTTGTTCATTATCTCAGTTATTTCCATTCGTTGCTCATCGGTTAACTTTGTGTTTAAGTAACTTTGGAAATCAGCGCGCTTGTTTTCTTGGTCTTTCTCTTTATTTAGCTCCTCAATAGATTTTGCCCTTTCGGTTAAGTATTGCTCTAAAAATGTCATTATCTTAATCGGGTCTACGTTACCATAAAACTCCCCGTAATAACCCTTTTTAATTCGTGTAAAAAATAACCCAAACTCGGCAAAATTTAGCGTATAAGCCTCGGAGTAAATCATATTAGCTAACTGTTGGACCTGTAATTGGGTTATCTTGCCATTCACCCCCACAAACTCGCTAAGCTCATATATCCAAAGTTCAATAAGCGCGTAACAAGCATCTTTTGAATAAGCCATTGCAAACTTTGATAGGCTAATACTATCAGTTAAAAAAGCCTGTTTATTCGACTTTATTGAATGCTTATAAATTGCATTCTGAATAGTCGTAGGGGCAAGCCTCGCTATTGCGCTTTCAAGATTACCGTATTTTTCAATTACCGCCTGTGACTTGTGCGATTCTACTGGCAATGTAGTTCCTTGTTTCATCTTGCTTCGTTTGCTTATCGGTTTTTATCTTAAAAAGTCCGGACCAATTATTAGAAATTGAGTTTAAAACTATTTGCTTTGCGGTTATCGGGTTAAAATCGCTTAGTAACTTTAAGTTTTGATAGCACGCCTCTAAACTTTTTTGGGTCCTGTAAGATTGCTTTCTATCTTTTTTGTATTCAATCCAATTGTAAAAAGTTTCTGAATAGTCGAATTCAACAAATGAAAAATCAAATTTTACTTTTTTACTTTTTATTTCATCTTTATATTCAATTATATTTTCATTTTCATTTTCATTTTCATCTTCAGGTAGGTTAGCACTAGGTAAACCTAGTGGTTTTTCTTCTTTTTTAGGTCTACCTCCCTTTAGCCCATTATTTCTGCGACTTTCAGTAAATTTAAGTCTTTCTTCGATGTGTTTTTCTAAAACTTCATTGAATAAATTACCCTCATTATCTAAAGCAAACTTATTCCTAACGTCAACCGAAACTAAACCTACGGATAACCTAATGGTTTTTTCTGATAAATGGCCCTTTTGATGTTGCAGGCAAAGCATGGTTATAAATTGCCCGCGCTCCTCCATTGTAAGGTCAGTAACTCCTGTTAAAAAATCAGAACTATAAAATAAGAATGCTGGGTCCTTCATAACTAATGATTGTATTTATAATCCCAAATCCTTCGCATCTCATTAATTAGCGCGTCAAAAGTTCGAATATAGCCCATATCAATAGCAAAAGCCAACTTTGATTGTAAGTTTGATAACTCTTTTAGTTGGTCCTTAGTTGCTAACTGCCTTAAATTTTCATCATGTCGACCAAATACAATATAATTTAAAGCCTTTGCAATTTTAACAAAATCACATCCTTCTAATGACTGAGCCGAACTTGCTAATGATTTGTAGTTATCTCCAGCTGAATGCCTATGTTTTATAAGTTCATCATAAACAAACTTAATTACAAAGTATTCAAATCGTGGATTAAGCCACATGGCAAACTTTATAAATAGAATTGGGTGCATCCAAGTCCCCGCGTTTTCTCCCCTCGATGCTTTAGATTTTACATAGGGTAGATTAACCCCATGTAAATTTTCCTCTAATACAAGCACATCTATAAAATCGTTAACTCCTTTTAAATCCCAAAAGTCTTTCAAATCTCTCTTTGGGTTTCCTTTTTGATTGTTCCATTGATTCAAAAGATTGTTAGCATTAAACATACTATCTTTAGTCCTTTGCAATACCGAAAAGTTTTGCATTTTTCGGACCATCACTTTATTTGTTTTCATTAGCCTTTGATTTAAGATAAGTTAATAATTCGCTTAACTGTCCACGTTTGCCACATCCGAAACACATAAAGATTTCTTTTGCTGGACTAATTGTAAACGATGGTGTTTTTTCGGTATGATAAGGACATAACCCAATATAGTTAATGCCTCTTTTGTTAATTACCATCAGTTTGCCAATTTCTTCAAGTTCATTCATAGCTATAAATAAGTTAAGCCATTAAAACGTAAAAACACGGCTGCAAGGGCTTCCACTCCCCGACCGTGCTTAAACGCCTTAATGGCTATATTGTTATAATTAAATCCTTTTGTCATACGTGGAAGTATTAGCAAGTACAAATTTAGCAAATTATTCGATTCGAGCAACTAGTTAAGCAATCTTTTTTGTGAAAATCCTTCTAATAATGTAGCCGCGCAGAATGGAAGCAAACGTAAATACCAAAGTAATAATCACATTTTGCGACAATCGAACGGGAATGCCCATAATCGGGTAAATGGCTATTTGGATTAAGAATGATACAGCCATTCCAACAAATGTATTCGTGATGCTTTCGATTATGGAGTGCTTTTTGGATTGCATTAGAATAGTTTTTGCTGGATGTTTTTAACAAATCTACTTTTGGCTTGATTAACATTTAAAACAGCCTGTTTAAAATAACTATCCTTTAGTTCAATTCCTATTGCCTTCCTACCCATTGAAACAGGGCTGTAAACTTCAGAGCCAACACCCATAAACGGAGTTAAAACAACTTCATTGGGATTTGAGTATAAGTAAACAATCCTATCAATTACATCCAATTGCAAAGCGTGTACGTGCTTTTCATCATCCTCTTCTCGGCTATCTTGAAATGGTAAAACATTATCTATTCTTACGTCATCCCAAACGCTCGAAGCGTACCTTTGCCATGTTAAATGAGAAAGTTTATTTTCTCTTTGGTCTCCTGAAAATCCTACCCATTTATGCCTAAAGGTTGTATAATCCCCGTAAGTTTCTTTGTGCGCTTCTAAAAAAGGAGTTTCTCCAAAGTAAGGATAATCATTTAACCCGTTTAGATGTGTAACTGGTATTTGATTTTCTCCACGCTTTTTAAATATTAAAACGTAATCCGGCATGGCTGGAAAGCATTTTGTAGCATCCTCAACTATAAACTTATGCATTAGACTTTGAACCATTGTTCTCATTCTAACCTTTAAAGGCTCTTTCCAAATAGTTATTCGATTGTGATATTCAAAACCGTATTTCTCGTGTAGTTTAATTACTTCACCTGGAAAATCCCAAAGCCTACCAGTATTTGTATGTACATCGGTAACATGAACAGCGTTTATCCGTCCCGGTTTTGTTATTCGAGCCATTTCTTTTATTAGATATTCGTACATATCTAAAAACTGTTCCTTTGATTCGCAGTTTGAAAAATCTCTTTCAGAACTTGAATAATTGTAAAGTCCGGCAAACGGAGGCGAATAAACTGATAAGTCAATGCTATTATCTGGCATAGATACAACAACCTCCATGCAATCACCGTTAAAAATGCTGTAAGATTCAGTATGTAACTGTTCTTTTACGTTTAGTTCATTCATATTTATGTCCTGGTTTATTGGTTTTAATGTTTTCTTTTTTTAGCCTATACCAAATAGTCATCGCAGCAACTCCAAATTTATCTGCTATTTTTTGTATAGACATTGTTTTATACATTTCGACTATAATATCAATGTCAAGTTTATGAGTATTGTTATCCTTCCATTTTTCTAATATCTCAGGATGTTTTTTCATATGTTCTGACCTTGATATTAATTCAAGATTTTCAATGTTATTGTCGTTTTTATTTCCATTTTTGTGATGAACAATTTCATTGAACGTTAGCTTTCTACCTATTTTTATTTCCATTAAATGCCTATGCAACCTAACTTGATTGCCATTAACTTGAATTGTTTTGTAATGATTCATTTTGTTGTGTTTTAATTTACAACAAAGTTAATGTATTATTTAGACAATAAAAAATTAGGAAGTATTATTTTTTTATCAAACTCTTTTTTCTTAATCTTATAATCTTTGTTGGTTTGTTTCGAAAGCATATCAAACATTTTAATAGCCTTATCCTTTTTAATTAACAGGCTTTGCATTATTCTTTCCTGCCCATCAGATAAAATAAGGTCAACAAATACCTCTCTCTTTTGTCCAAACCTCCAAAACCTACGAATAGCTTGATAGTATTGCTCGTAACTGTAAGTAGGAAAATAAGTAGTATGGTTGCAATGCTGCCAGTTCAAACCAAAAGCAGTTATTGATGTTTTTGTAATTAACTTTTTAATATTCCCGTTTGCAAAGTTTAAAAGTATATCCTCTTTTTTATCAATATCCATATTGCCTCGAACCTCAACAGCATTTGAATCTAAAGCGCGTAACGTATCAGCCTCATCATTAAGATTACACCAATAAACGCTTGTATCATGTAGTTTAGATTTCTCAAAAGCCATTTCGCACCTTTGATTTATAGTTACTTTAGCCTCCTGTTTTATTTCTTTAAACCCAATAGCAGGTAAAGCAAATAAACTACCCTGTCCGTTTATGGTTAACGGGTTTTCATTCCTTAGAATAGTTTCAATCTCATGAAGTTTCGGCAAAGTAAATATATCATCGTTATAACCTAAATCGCTAGGTTTTTTTGCTGATACGCTCCAGCTTGCAATCCATTGCCAAAAATCGTTTTCTGCATGTGGTTTTAAATAGTATTCTTCTCCCTGCCTTGCTTTAGATATTTGGCTAATTTTAGCTACGTTATTTTGATTATTTTTAAAGAACTTTGAAAGCATATCCATGTATCCTAAATAACCCAAAGCCTCTGAACTTGTGCCTAATTCTATATAATCATTTGGAGCCGGGGTTGCTGTAAATAAGAATCTGTATTTTACTTTCTTTAAAAAGGTTGTTATTTGTTGTTTTGTTGCTCCGTCAAAGTTTTTAAGAATTGAACTTTCATCTAAAATAACACAATCAAAATCATCCGAATTCATGTAATGAAGTCGCTCATAATTGACAAGAATAATTTTTTTTTTATACTTTCCGTCTTTTGTGTGTTCGACATCGTTAATACCAAACTTTTCAGCCTCCTTTAAATGCTGACCAGCTACCGCCAACGGGGTAATTATTAACACTGGCTTATTGGTATGTTTTACATAGTTTTCAGCAAGGTTTAACTCAATTGGAGTTTTACCCAAACCAGTATCTAAAAACACAGCCCCTCGACCCTTTCTAGTAATATACTCTAAAATGTGTTTCTGAAAGTCAAAAAGTTTGTCGTTAATGCAAATAGGTTCTATTCCATGATTAACTGAACTATGCCTTTTTGATTCAATGAATTCGTAATAATTCATAGTTTTAGTTTTTTGTCGAATTTCGACATTTAGTTAGTTTTGTGCAAATTAGTTTGTATGCTTTACAGCATGTTATCGCGTAATTTTTCAGTTTTCAAATTCTCAATAAGCGAATCGCGAATGGCTATTTTAGCCTGTAAGTCGACAATATCACACCCACAATAAGTTACTCCGTTACATACTTTAGTCGCAAAAGCGCATTTTTGTAAATCTGATATTACACTATTCAGCTCATCAATTCGTTTCTGAATGATTGCCTGGTTAAAGTTTGGCTCCCGAAACTCATCTATTTTGCTTTTCTTGTCGATGG